ACATAATTCTGTAATTCACTATGTATTGCTTCATCATAGGAATCGAGGAACTCTTTAGCCCTGATTATCATTGCATGGAATAATTGTTTCTGCTCATCGCTAACCATTCCATCTTTCAGAGAATGGAACAATTTCACACCCTCTTCAACATTTAAGGTTAGAATAGAAGCATTAAAATATACCTTAATGAGCTCAGGTATTTCATATTCAAGAACGTCATAGTCTTTTAAAATACTATGTAGCCTTTCGAAATACGCAGCATTATTCATAGCAAATAAACACTGAATGGAGTCTGTGTCTAATTTTTTCTTTTTAATAGAGAAGAAATAGTTTGCACAATCTTCCAACCCTTTAATCTCACCCGTGAACGCAGCATAAGCTGCATAGTGTGAGTAATAAAGAGACTTATTCGCCTTAAAGAGAGACTCAAAAAGGGAATCCAGTTGAAACCTCTCATTAATGCTTAGAGAACGGTTTTCGTCCACAGCAGAAGACAATATTCTGCTGATTGGTACCGTAACTTGATTAGCGTTAGCAAGAGACATGAGATTCCTTTAAGTAAAATAACGGCTAAATTTACCATTAACAGTTAGCTTATCATAGATGAAGAACGCTAGTCCTTCTAGTGAAATTTGCTTCTTCACATTTTAGGTACTCTACACAAACTTAAAGTAGTATCGGCGCAACCGAGTGTAACTTTAATCTATGTGCCATTCCCCTTTACTAACCGGCGCTCCAAAACTACGTTTAACTTCTGAGATTCCTTTTTTTACAGTAAGATAGGCATGGGTCTTTATGATTTTATCCTCAGGTAGCGATGTCTGAATTTTTAAGTGCCGTTGGGATAGGCGGTCTCAGGGATAACTCACCTGCCATGCCTTATCCTGAACCAAGATATAATTTGTCATACAAATACATGTATTCATATACAGCCGATCCAAGTAACTAACTTAGAGAATATCCACTGAGAACCCTTTGCCCTTACCCATCAGTTTTTTTCTAGCAGAATCAAGGCTCAGGCTGTTTGCTGAATGCCTTTGTCATGCCCCCCCCAGAAACGCCCCTTTCGATGGCTATTGATTATTTTTCGAGCCAAGCGGAAATTGAGTTAAACCACACAAAGAGTGAATCTTTTATGCCTTTCAAATTTTCTCTATTCCGACTCTGGTACTACTTTTGCGACCTTTTACGCAGCAATCACGTTAGGTCAGCAACTCGGGGATCAAATCTACGAGGGGTCACGTCTAACACAAGCAGCAATAAGCATGGTGATTATTGCCACTATGTTCATGCTATCGCGGGGTTTCTTTAAGATTCTGCAGCAGGATTTTTCAAATAGTAAAAACTCACAATAACGTTCCCATTATCAAATTCACCAGCAGATGAGCCCTGGAATGGCTATCGTTCGACTCTGACTTTCTCTATTTCTCGAATCCCAGTCAGCTGGTTATTCGCCTTTTCGATGATAGCCAAAAGTGGGGAAATCCACAGAACAGCCTGGCAGTACGTCAGTTCTCCGGCAATAGCGGCACTATCACCGGCTGCGTCAGCGTTCCCGGTATTGGCGCGCATTGCGCTGGCACGTAAACGGTTCGCGTAGCCGAGCACCCCACTAGCGACATCATCAGGAACAGGCAAATCGCAGGTTTTTTCACGTCGTAAAATCTCCCGGTATTCGATGACGGTTTTCTCATTGCCAGCATCTATCAGCGAGTTAAGGCGATTGGCGTTTTCGGCTACCTGGTTAAACCGGTTGAAGTTGAAAGCCTGAGTGGTTATTACCGTCGCCTGCAGGGCGTTGTCACTGCGCAGCACCCGATTATCATTCTCAGATGTGGTCAGTGCTGCATTGGTGCGCACCAGCAGCACACTGAGCACCGCGATAATAGTAACAACTGCAATCCCAACAAAACCTAAGACTCTGTTCACTGGTCTATCCCCCAGCACGCCAACGCACTTTCCTGGTCGCGCCGTTCTATCTGACCATAGCAGCCATTTTTCTGGCCTTTGGTCAGACGACAATCGCGGCCACCGTCTTTAATCCACCAGCGAATGGCTTCACAGGCACCTTCACGGTCGCCAGCATTAATCCGCTTATAGAATGTAGAAGGGAAACATTTTCCAGGGCCGATGTTATATGGGCAGAAAGATGCGATCCCGGCTTTCTGTGGTTCGGTAAGCGGTACCTTAATATTTTGCTCAACCCACGTCAGCGCCTTGTCGCGTTCGATGGCGTTTACCTGGACACATTTCTCAGCAGACAGCTTCATGCCCTGAACTATTGGTTTGCCATCAACCATCGTGGCACCACGGCAAATTGTCCAGATTCCGCCGCCGTCGCGATATGATGTCAGGCTGTTACCCTCTTTCTCATCCAGAAATTGATCGAGAATAAAGGGCGCGGAAGCCCCGGCAAGAATCAAACCAACGACCGCTGCGCTCAGTTTATTCTTCAGCTTTGGTGGCATACCCATTGCGCCGATCCTCCCGTTCTTTCCAGCGGAAATACCAGTTCACTGCACAGGTAATAACGGTGCATGCGATACCGACAATAATTGCCCAGTCGCTCAGGCTTAACCCTGCAATTCTGTCGGCCAACATCCAGGACACCTCTTTTGCTGTTTTAGCTGTTTCGGCATATGCCTTCGCTGATACACCGCAGCCGGTCAGCGTGGTGCCTGTTCCATATGAAAGTCTGCTGTAAATGGTGCTCATTCTGGTCATAGCCTCACCTCCGATTTTTCGGATGGCGCTGTGTGTGATGAAAGGATCAGGCTTCACGGGCTGGATTTATCAACAAAGCATGTAGTGAGTGATACCCGTGAGCCTGAAATGAAAAAGGCAGCCATGCGGCAGCCTCGAAGTAAGTATGGTTGTTTACATTGGTGGAGTGAGAGGACCTTCTAACACCTCTGCTTCACCGTTATGGCAAATGTCATCGCCTCTGGTTAGATGCCAGACACCTGTGATTGTTTTACCCGATTCCAGATCATCAACAGTGTCATTCGTGTAGTACGCTACCTGTACAACTCCGACATGCTGAATCCAGTAATACCCTTCTTTCATAAGCTCCTCCGCGAAACTCAGCAGATAGTATAGAGCGGCACAAATAATGCTGTGGTGCAGGAAGCCACAACTTAACCTTTGCTAATAAAGTAATTTCGAAAGATGACGATAATGGGTAATAAATGTAAGGCCGGAGGAACCACCATGAGCATGACAGTTAGCACTTTGGGTCAGGACATACTGCAAAGCACAGTAAAACAAGCACCTTCAAGTACTGGCAACTCTGTTTCACAACAAATTCAAAACCTGAAAAAACAAATTGGTGAGTTGACAAAAGAACTCAGCGCCATGGGTTCAAAAATAAATGAAGTAACCTCCGAAGATGAGGCAAAACTGCTTAAACAGCAGATGGAGATGATTCAAAGGCAAATCGAGTCTATGTACGCAAAAATTGCTCAATTACAAAAACAAGAAGCAGAAAAAAACCAAATGGCATCGGGTGCATTACCTACGGTAAGTGACAAATCAAGTTCGAACGTTGCAGGGAATAATACTAAAAATATTGATGTCTACGTTTAGCAGTTGCCCCCTCTCATTTTTCCTCTGAGCTAGAAACGAAAAAGCATTGGAGCATTGTGAGAACTTGTTTTCAAGTTAACGATTTCAGCTCGGCGATATGACAGGGGTACTGGTGCAATGCACCTCGCGAATACCCCTGTCGTATCGCCGGAAAGCAAAAACCCCGCGCTGGCGGGGTTTTCGTTATATTCAAATTGTTCGCTTTTCGTCGCTGCCATCGTGGCGCAGCTCTGCCAAGCATGAATTAATTATTCACTTTGCTGGCCCGTTTTCAAACATTTTCACATCACAAAGCACTTATAGCTAATTTCCATCAACGTTTTGTACAAATATCATTCAACAAATGAGATATTCGTTACAAAACGATCGTTTTGAACGATCGATAAATGAAAATCGATCTGTAATACCAATTTTAATTGTGTGGTTATCGCACGTAGACTCAGGGCCAAACCTAATAAATGGAATTATCATGAGCCTTTATCACTACTTGGCCATATATATAGCGGGCTTCATCGCAATGTTTGCTTTGTTAGTTCGTGGGGATCGAGTACACGGCCTCGAGTTTGACCTGGCTGATACGTTGATAACCTCCTTTCTGTGGCCCTTCTACTCTGTGGCTATTATCTGTATTAAGATTTATGAGCGGTTTAGACAGAATCGTCACTAATAACCTTTTATCCCGGCTACTAACCGGGTTTTTGGTTTCGAATTACAGACTCATCAGCCTCCCGGTCAGTCCCTCTTTTGGTATGACCAACCATCCTCTAATCCGGCTCTCATCTGGTTACGAACCGCAAGGAATGTTTTTGCTCTGAATATTTCCAGGCACCATCGCACACGTTTCCTCGCCTCCCCATCGGTTAACCATGGCGCAATCGCCTGCAGTTCGCGGGTTATGTCTGAGATTTTTTTTCGGGTGGTGTAATACTGAAGACCAACGACATAAACCGGATCGTTTATATCCAGTGCCTGCAGTACGCATTGTTCAACAAAATCAACATCATCATTATGCAGGGCTTCGTCAATTACACTGGCAGTTGACTGTGGCCAGAGAATTCTGTGCGCTCTGTTCATTGCCTGCTGTCCACGGTAACCCTCTTCACGTGCCTGATTCAATGCTGCGGTGAAGCGCTCTAGCGCCTTATCTGACCAGTTCTGTCCCTTAAGCACATTCCAGCACGCATGTCCTCGCGGCATACGTGGTGCCGTTTTTCCTCCCACACCATCGCCCCATGTAGTGAGCAGGGATTTAATCCATCCGGACTGGATCCCTGTCAGGAGAATACATTTACCCAGCCAGCTTTTACGCGGCGCAGCAGCTGCTTTACCAAGTGCTTCAAAATGATTGCGGCGTTGACGTGGTGTCATCCTGTTCTTCTCCTTACGCCAGAACGCCAAGCCCATAAGCCCGGTCCAGCACTCTGATTATAATTACCGGCTGAGGAACAAATTTTTGCTCAAACTTCACCGGGTCGTTATGTAGTTCTGTATGGCACTGACGACATAAAGGGATCGCGAAAATATCATGCGCCTTCGTTGCCATCCCTCCCTGCCCCCAGCCAATTAAATGGTGTGGGTCGTCGGATGGTTTGCCGCAGCATTCGCAGGGCTGTGTTTTAATCCATGCAAGATATCTGGGGTTCGCCCAACGGATCCTCTTCGGACGTTTCATATAGGTTTGCGGGGACTCGGGATCTACCAGGACACCGACTACGGGTTTAATCGCTGGAACTTGCGCTGGTGGCATGTTCACGGTTACTGCGTTGGCTCTGGCTGTAATGATGCTGGTGGCGGTTACACCCGGTTCGATATCGCATTCACGCATGACTGACTGATGTTCTTCCGAAGGAATACGAAGCGCCCGGCTGGCTGCTGATTCGGGAATTGCGTCGGTAGCACCCATACGAACAGCCCACCAGCAAAGCTCCGCCAGCGACAGTTCTCTGGAAGGGTCCAGATTCAGCGCCACCATTATGCTGTTAATAATCCAGTTAATAACATTACGTCTCGCCAGCTCTGCAAGTTGTTCGCTGTGGTGGTCACGCAAATGGTTATCACAATGTCCACACAGGAGAACCGATCCAGGTTCATGACGCAGAGTGGTTAACTCGTGATAATGGTAATCGCTGTGTGGCCACTGGCAGCAGCTACCGCCATAACGCAGAAGCCAGAAATCAAGGCCACTCAAACCACCAGCAGCCTTTATAACTTTTTCATCCTGGAAGAACGGCCACAGGGACTCGTCACTAGCAAGCGGCTGGCGAATGTCAGGAACACGGCCAGCAGGCAAACGCTCCATACCTACTGGCTGGCTTTCCACCAGCACACGTTCACAACTGAATAATGACATCAGCTCACTGCCCGGCTTGAGCAGCACAACTCCAAGCTCACGCGCAACCACCGGCTTCAGCAACGCCCTCATTCTGCAATCTCCCCGATAATTATTTGTCCCTTCCCTCCCCATAATTTTGTGACGCGTGAATCCCAGATGTGAGCGTCATCTTCGTAAATAGCATCCATGAGGGCTTTCATCATGTTGTCGAAATCAGGTTTAGCCTGGTGTGGTTTACCGTTGAACTCAGCACGTTTCTTTTTGCTCCAGCTCGCTGGCATAGGAAGAATGAAAGTGACATGCGAACCGCTTTCCGGCAGCTCAACACCCTGCAGACGAACTTCATCACAGAAAGCCCGGTAACGCAGAACCTCGGGACGCTTTTTCCATTTGTCAGCGAGCGTCATTCTGGGCTTGCCCATTGGGGTGATATCGTAGACTTTCACATTCACCTCCAGATCCGTTGTTGCCAGGTTCTCTCCTGACGCGGAGGCTTAGATGCTTCTGGCAAGAACGCGCTGATCGTCCAGTGAATGAAGTCATTATCCAAACTACGCTCGGTCTTTATCTGCTTTGCGCGATAGCGGGCTTCCAGTTCGTCAGCCTGCTCAGTGGTGAGTTGGGTATGTTGAAACCAGCTTTTCTTCATAACGCACCTCTGGATGCGGCAAAAAGAAAATCGCTGGCGTTAGTTAACGTCAGTATGTGGGATTGCTTGAATTGATCTTGCGCCATGGGCTTTTCTCCTGTGGCGCAGCAGGTTGCTAGGTGTTCAAGCTAGCTTCATTACTATATACATTTCAGATTTAAAAACAAATTCTATCTAGATTTCATCTATCACTTCTGATGATGTGTTTATCAAACTTGATTTAAGTCCTTTGAGCTTTGCTTGTAATGAACTTGCCTCAATACTGTAATGTACCGCTCTGTGGCAATTTGGACATAATGCTGCACAATTATCTGGCGTATCCTTACCCCCTTCACTAAGTGGAATGATATGGTGGACTTCCAGAAATGGTTCGCCGTTAGGCATTCGAAATGGTGCCGTTTTAAGGCATAATGAGCATATTCCTTTGCTTTCCTGCAATATCCACGCCTTGACTTCCGGAGATCTTGCATAAATTTTTAGAGTAGAAACCTTGCTCTGAGGGGTTTGGATACCTTCTGGTTGAGATAGTTTAAAATTGGCTAGTTGTTGAGTTCGGAACAATAATTCATTTTCATCAAAGGTTGGAACGCTATAGTAAGAAAAATCACCTTCAACTATCGAAAACCATGTTTCAACATCATCGAATCCTTCAACACTAATTAATATTCGCTTAGTTCTATTCCCTGAAGATGTTCCACGTCGCTCAGTATTACTGAAATAACATTGCATTTTACACAATTCATTACGAAGATAATGAGCAGACTCAGAATCAATATCAAAATAACCAGTCTCACATAGCCTTCTCCCCCCTATTTCAGGGATATTTTTCCTTAATGGGGCTGAAGCTATATAAGGT